GTCTAACATAAGTTGACTAAGGTATTTTTCCGCAGGAATTGCTTCTTCGGTCTCATCTTCATCCATCGATGAGGTCGGGTCTAGACCTGCATACCACGCCGCTTCATCATAGGCGGCGGCGAATTCTTTATATAGTTCGCTTAACGAAACATAATCGTTCCTTCTAGCCCATTGTGGGATAGAAGCTATGGGCTCTTCGTCATCCCATAGTAGGTGACCTTTGGTCTCCAGTTCCTCGTACAATTGTATGAGTAGTTGCAGAGGTATCGATGACTTCATGGAGCGGTCATGATGCTTTTGGAAACCCTCTCTAGATAGAGAGTAGACATAGAGAAATTTCTTCTCTAAGGGAGTCAAAATTCTTGACTCTAGATCCTTCAGGGGATCTGCATTGGGATACAATGCCGAGGGCTTAATCAGCCACTCGTTCCTCGTGCCTCTAGTTGAATTCATAAAAGATATGGATGTGAGGTACGCTCCTACCGCTAAGGATGGAGGTATCCGAGACTTAAAGTACTCGGGACTGGCTCTACCTAGGTAGAGTCCTCTGCCACGTAATGTGGCAGGTAGAATATCAATAGGATTTTGCCGTGATAGCAGAGTCCTTTGAAGCCATGGAGCAACTACTTCCATGAGGACGACCGATTGTGGGTCGTTAAATCGTTGAGTATTAGCAAGCATTTCGACTTTTCCAGTGGATTCGCCGGAATATTTCTTCCTTTCAGGAGAGACGCTGTTTAGCAACCGCGTCGCTATCATATCAACGTAGGGCATTATTTGCCCTTCTTTCACTAGTTTTTCAACTAGTGTGGAGACTACATCTGTAGCTCCTTTCTTCCAAGAGGAAGATTCAGCTGCACTAAAGGCAGCTCTGTCATCAAGCCCTATTAGGCTTGGTGGGACATAGTCTATCACCTTCTCGCAGAAAAAGCTCGGCGAGTTGAATGTTAGCCATGTGTCCATGTCTGAGAGTTTCAGACCGAACCTGTTGAGGTTCTTTAAGTGCAAAAGGCACTTACTCCGTGAATCATATCTCACGAGACCATCATCTCCTACATAAGATGATTGCACCAGATTCTCAGAATCGGTGGTTATCTCAGTTAATAACTGAGTGAAGGTAAGTATAGCCTTCGTCAGCTGCTCCCCCATGGGCCAGCCTCTAGCTGTTTCGAATTCTTGTTGACCTTGAGCTCGGATCAACCGCGGACTAAACGCGAGATCGCATAATCTTTTGATATATGCAGTAGGAAGCATAAGTTCTTCCTCCAGGGCTTTTAATAAGTTCCTGCCTACGGACCACGGTCCATAGTCGGTAGCTGTCTCCAAATCGTAGACAATACCGTGCTCTTCTTTCATGGGAATCATGTTCCTATAAAAGTTGTACGCGTGATTAGACGCGCCCATACCAGAATTGGTTTGTGGGAAACATTTCAATATTTCATTGAGAATGTGGCTGATAGGATATTCAGC